TGCCATCTATCAAAAAAGCTTCGCCTTTAAGTTGCAAAAAGTCTAGGTCATTATCACCAGCAGCGTTTGTGATCGCTAACTGTCCACCTGCGCCTGATGCTATAGCTTCTGTAGCACTACCTGTACCATCTTCTGTGGTAGTAACTGTCCAATCACCTGAGTTGTAAGTAAAAAAATCATTACTGTACATGTAATATGTTTGATCCGAAGCATACGGAAGAAACATTGGGGTATCTTTTTTTGATGCTGATGCAGCAGTGTTACCCGCCCATAAAATTAAATTTTGAAAATGTGGATTAGCCATCCGAACTCCTTATTGGAAACCTTATAGGTCCTCATCTAGCTTTAAAATTAGAGGGGTCAAAGACCCCTCCATTATTCCTTAATGCTTATTAAGCACCAGGTGAACCAAATACACAACGTGGATCTGAGAACCCAAAGCTATAACGCTCTCGAGCCTTAAATCGCATGTTTCCTGTATCAAAATCACCCTCCATCTTAGTAGACATTGGTAGTCTTTCAAAATGTAGGAAGCCCCTTGGAGCATCTGTCTTAATGAAAAACGCATCTGTGTCTGTAAGATAATGATTAACGACATAGCCTTGAGGCAACATTCCCATGTTCCTAATCGCATTGACATCATTATCTGAAGTAGCGGTTCTAAGAGTTGACTCTAAAAGTCTATCTGCAACAAATTGTAGTGCAGGAGGAACAATTAGTTTCAATCCTCTAACTGATACTTTAAGTCCTCTTTCGTCAACGAAAGCGGAGATATCAATGAGTGAATTTTCAAGACTTGTTTCGTTTAAATCAGCAGAAGTTGTTAACTCATTTCGTAAAGTGTTACCACTTACTAATGGATGGTCTGTAGCGCAAAGCTCTTTTCCATCTCCGCCTGTTACAGTGCTGTCAAAAGCATTGTTTAATACAGAAGCAGATTTAACTTGCTTAGTATGTGCCATACTTCTTGCAAGTGCCTTTGTATATCTACTAGCTAGTCTGTCATAAAGATTATCTTCTATAGCTTCTTCAGTTATGGAGAAAGCTAAAGATATAGTCTCATGTGTATAACGAGCTGTATATGCTTCTTGTGCATCGTCAAAAGTTACTGCTGAACCTTCTGATTTAACTGGTGCTGAACCAAAACCAGAAAGCATGACTTCTTCTTCAAACGCTCGGTCTGAAGACTCTGTGTCAAAAATTTCAGCGTGTTCTTGGTCATACCTAGCGTACTCTAACCCAAAAAGGGCATTGAGACCTGGCTCTAGCTCTTTTGCTAGTTGTGCTCTACTAATAGCCATTATTTAACCTCCTTATACGCCAGTAGTTGATGGTGTACCAGCAGCTATCGACCCTGTAGGAGCGTTAAAGCTGTTGTTAAGTCTAACAACTACACCAATGCCTGCTGATGCAAAGTCGCTATTACTTGCATCATCAAGCCAACCCATAATCCGTAGATGTAAAGAGTTGGTGGTAGCAATCGTGCTTACAGCTAATGCTGCAGACGACATGCCTGTAGTGCTAGAACCACTGGTTCCACTTGAAAAGTTTGCATTTGCAAAGACAGCTGCTCTTGCTCCCGCTTCATTAGTAAGTGAAGCGTCAGTTGCGATTACAAATAATTGATTAGGGTCATCAGCTACAAAAGCTTTGATGGGATGATTACTATCAGCCCCAGAACCCGCCCAATGATTTGCGAAAACTACTTTGCCTGTTGTACTGGATACGTACTCTACACCCATGAGAGCACCAACAAGACTAACTGACCCACCAGCCGCAGCACCTACAATGTCGATAAAGCCTGTGCTTAACGGAATTACAGGACTGCCGTGGTAAATAACATTAGAATTGTCGTTTTTTATCTCATAGGGAGTATAGCCAGAAAATCCAGTAGAGTTAGTGCCTTGTCCCAACTTTGAAATTGGGCGAAGACCAAAAGCTCCATTGATATTTGCCATTATTTTTTACTCCTAGCCCTCGTCTTTTCGAGGACCTCCAAAAGTTACACTAGATTGCCTATCAGGTTTACTTATAGGCATTACAGGATGCTGCTCTCGAGCTAATTCTGCATCAACAGCCGACATCTGATCTCGGGTTTGTGTCCGATAATAATTTTTGCGTTCTTCAACGATTTCTTCTGGAACCCTTGCAAGCAATAATCCACCCACTCCTATAACTCCTGCATGTTTGCCATCGTCAACAGTAGGTGCATCAAATTCTGGATATTCTTCAGCTCGTACTAGCTCCCAACCTTCTCTGGCTCGGGCTGATATATTCTTACGATCATCGAATCCCATAACTTCTGCTCTTATCCACCTGTGTTTATATCCATCAGGTGCAGGAGGCGCATCTAATTGTGATGGCGGTCTCCAAGGTTCTCTGCGAGTCTTTTTTACTCTCGTATCATTAGCTCTAGGCACCCTATTTCGGGAATTTTTGCGAGTTGTACTCTCGTTGTTATTTTCCATGATTAACTCCTTACACAACAAATTTAGCATACTCCTCAAGAGGAACATTCAATCGTTTAGCTATTGCTACCTGTGAAGGAGTTAGCTTCACAGTCCTACGTCTACTTTTATTGCGGCTTGCGGAAGATTCGGCTGACGCAACCTTTCTCCCACCGTTAGTCTTGCTGAATTTGTGAGGAAATTCAGAATACATTCTTTTATCTACCTCAGCATAATACTCATCAGTCATTGGGTCAATACCCTCTTCCTTTATGCGTTCTTCAATAATCATAGCTACAGCAGTCATTATATCATCTCTTCCAAACCAGGGGTTGTCTGCTACCCATTTTTTTAACTTAGGTTCCCTCTCCATAACCTCAACTGGATCAGGTACTTGAGACTGAACTTGTTGCTGATCAGGTATTATTGGCGGATGCTGTTGTTCAGATTGGATATTTTCTTCCTCCACCTGTTTTTTAGCTGCCGCTAACCTTACCTTGTCTACAGAAAGATTAGCTAATGCTTCATTAGCCTCTACTATTCTGTCTACATCCCCAGATTCATGAGCATCCTTCAGAACTTTTTTTGCAACGTCAAGCTGTGACTCAACCCTGTTACCAAATTCTTCTTGATACCCTTTATCAAGGTTTTGAATACGTTTTTCAAGCTCTGCATTGCGTTTTTTAACATTTTCTGCAAACTCAATAGCTGCTTGTTTTTGACGTTCTTCTTCTCTAAAACGCCTTGTTAGTTGATTAACTCTTTTTTGCACACCATCACTGTACTCATTAAGTTCATCTTCTTTAGTTGCTGTCTCTACTTGGAGAGCTTCTTCTTTTTCCTCTAAAACTTCACCTTTTTCAAGATCAACATTTACTGCTGATTCATCAGAATCACCTACTTCTACTTTTTGCTCTTCTTGCATGTCAGCCATGTTATACCTTCCTTATATGTATATTAGACATGTTGTATGTCATCAGGTTCTAATATAGTTGCAATGACCTCATCATCATTGATTATCCTGACTTCACCGCCTTCAATACGAAAACGTGCGCCAGCATAACGTCCTATGCAAACCCAATCACCTTCTTTGCACCAAGCTTTACTTAGATCATCGCCAAATTTGCTACTATCTTCATAAGCTAGTGGACCTACCTTTAAAACATAAGCAACTACTGTAGCCAATGCTTCACGGTTTCTTACTGCATCAGGTATATGAATACCTCCTTCGCTAGTTGCTCTACCTGCGTAGGGCATTACCAGTATGCGCCACCCAGTCGGTTGCGGCAGTCTCTCACTTAAAGAAACATCTAAACGAGATGGATCTAATACTTTTTGCTCTTTTTCTACATAAGCATCAGCAATACTTCCATTTCTTTTAGCTTTTTCTTCTGCTGCAACGTGATCAGGCACGTAAAGTGTTTTTGTCATCATTCCTCCGATTTTTTTAATAGTTCTTTAATTTCCATCTCACAAAATTTTAAACCATTAAGTTCACCTACAAGTTCTTTGTATTCACTAAATTCTCTGGGAGAACCTTCTAAAAGTGCTGTTTCAGTTAGTTCAATCCTATCTTGCAGAGACCTTAATAAATTATAAGAAAAAGTTGTTGGATCGCTCATAATTAAAATTGTCCTTTAAAAACTCCTCCTCTCGCTCTTCTAACATTTTTCATGCCTCTGCCAAAAGATTCTGCTGTGCTTGTGGCGGTT